TTTGCCAAACTGGTCGCCGCTAATGACACCGCCCTTCTGCGGCAGGCGCTTGCACTATGTAGCAAAGATGGTGGATGGACGTTGGAAGAGGCAGCAAACACGATTTGCGAGATTGAAATCATCTTGCTGGCGCGGCTGGAGGGAGAGCAATGAGCGCCCGCCTTGTGGTCACTCAAATTGCCATCGTGCAGGCCGGAGAGTCGCCCGTGTTTGGAGAAAACACCATTATTGTCACTCTCACCGACGACGGTGACGGTCAGTTTTTTGTCGTCAGAAACGCGATTGACGAGGAAGAAAATGCTGTGCGGATGGACTTTTCCGAAACCGACCTGCTGATAGAGGCAATCCAACGCTTGAAGAAAGAGGCAGGCGAGTAATGAATGTCTACGGGTGCCACAACCGTGCGCACTTTCGGGCATCAATGGAAGTGCAGGATGGTTGGAACTCAAACGGAACGCGGCGCATGATCACCGTGCCGGTGAGTTTCCAGCCGGACTGCCAATACGACAATCGCGGCATAGACCAAAAATGCAACCATTGCAGATGGAGAGACAGCAATGAGCGGAACCTTTGAAGAAGCCTTGAAAAAGGCAATCGAGAAGCGCAAAGAAGCTGACAAGCAAAAGGGGAAATGATGGTTACGGCATCTGCACGACCGGCGGAATCTACACACTGGTACACAAAAGACGGTGAGCCCATGTACACCGTCATCGGGGCAAACGGCAAGGAGCGCCCTACAACGCTCCGTGACGCACGCAAGATGAGTCTTGTACCCTCAGTGACCACCATCCTCAATGTGGCCGCCAAACCGGCTCTTACGCAGTGGATGCAGCGTCAGGTCCTGATGGCAGCACTCACCCTGCCGAAGGTCAATGATGAGACGGAAGATGAGTACATCGACCGCATCATCAAAGACTCAAAGGAGCAGGGCAGGGCGGCTGCAGATGCCGGCACATCTATTCACGAATCCATTCAGATGTACTACGAGAAGGGCACCACCTCAACGCATACACAAAGTGTCGTTGCTTGTAACCATGCGATTTTTGAGCACTTTGGAGAGCATGAGTGGGTCTGTGAACGATCGTTCTCGCATGACCTTGGATTCGGCGGCAAGGTGGATATGTATTCAGATGACATCGTCATTGACATCAAGACCAAAGAGTTTGAGACAGCAGAAGAAGTCAAACCCTATGACGACCACCTGATGCAGTTGGCTGCCTACCGCGTAGGGCTGGGTATGCCTCTGGCACGCTGCGCTAACGTCTTTGTGTCGCGCAACTATCCCGGTGTCGCCCACATCCACGAATGGACCGACGAAGAACTACAGAAGGGGTGGGTAATGTTCTGCGCCCTGCTCGAGTTCTGGCAACTGAAAAACAATCACCAGTGAGGATCAAATGATCGCCGATGAACTGATTCAACAAGTCTTCTTCTACTGCGAGAACAACAACCCGGATGGGTGCTACGCCAGTGACGTCGACATCTTCGAGTTTGGGCAGAAACTTGCCGCGGTGCTGGCGCCCATGATTCGTAAGGAGGAACATCTCCGCTGCGTGGGTATCGTCAACAGCCTAAACCGGGAAGTAGCCACGGCCCTCGCTGATAGGCGCCCATAAAAAAACAGGCCCCTGCGGGGGCCTGAAACACTCTTAAGGAGGAAAGCGGCGCCATCATATATCCGCTTCAATGACGGTGATATGTCAGAACCCGAAGTCACCCATGGGGTTCGACGGAATCACATCAGGCCGGAACCCAAGCGCCTCATTCTCCCGGGCACGCTCACGGCCAAACTGTAGGGCACCAGCACCCAGTGATAGCGGGATGCCGACCGGGGCAGTAGCAGGGAACAGTGACATTACGCCACCTAGCCCACTAAGACCACTCAGGCCAGCCGACGCATAGTCAGGATTGTCCTTCCGCATCTCTTGCGCAGCCCGGGTAAACTCACCACCAGCAAGGGCACCACCAGCAATCGGCGTTGCATAGCGGAATAGCGGGGTGGTAGCAAACCGGCGCAGCAAGTTAGTAACTTCTTCCAGAGCACCAGCAGGCTTCGGGGCGATCGGAGATACCGGCGGAGGCTTGGCCCCACCGATCTCGCCGCCCGGGCCTCTGGGGCCCGTATACGGCGTCTGTTGGGGAACCATGAGGCCGCCGCGGGTCGGATCTTCTGCCATACCAACAGCAGGCGCCATACCCTTCAGGCGATCCAGAGCCTCCGTGCGCTGGCGAATCATGTCGACGGCACTACCGGGACCACCGCCCATGGCAGTAGCTCTACCGGCCTCGATGTCACCCAGACCGAATGCTTTGCCATAGTTGAACGTACCGCGACCACCGGCAGCAGGGCCAATAGCAGGGGGCTCAGGCGCTCCCATAGGGGCTGCAGGGGGCTGCATACCGCCTGTGATGGGGGCAGGCTGGAGAACACGCTGCGCACCCATGGCAGCCCTCTCACCGAGCCCCTCAATTGCGGACCCGCCTACGTCACGCACGCCACGACCAGCAGCTAGTGCTGCACCAACGCCAGCGCCATACAGTTCCGCCTGACGGGCTTCCTGATCTGCCATGTCTTGGTCGATACTCTCTGCGGTCTGATCGCCTCCCGATTGAGCCTGCCCATCAATGTCGGCTTCCGTTATCGTTGGCTCACCGACGGGCTCCATGGGGGCCTCGGCAAAGGCGCCGAAGTCATTCAGGCTGCGAACGTAGTTCTTAGTCTCATCCGGCAAGTCACCGCCAGTGAAGAACGCATGATTAGGGCCGGCGTTATACGCCACCGCACCAAGTTTAGGATTGCCATCAAACTTGTTCAGGTAAGACTTTAGGACAGTCAGGCCAGCTTCAATGTTGCGATCGGGGTCCATCAGGTCCTCTTTGGAGAACCCGTACTCTTTTCCGGTCTTCGGCATTACCTGCATGATGCCAATCGCGCCCTTGGGGCTATTGCCCGTATCAGCACGCAGACGGCTCTCTTGGTAGGCAACAGAGACGGCCAGACGGGGGTCGACACCCATCTCGATTGCACGCTCGATGATCTTCTTGGCAATGGCCTGCTGCTGCGGATCTAAGCTGCTGCCAAACGACAAAGGGTCAGCCATCACTTGCCTCCGATGATGTCGTCAATGCGCTGCGCAGGAGTTCTGCCATCCTTGGCCGCGGTCCCTGTCGGAGCCTTCCTCGAAGACGGCAGTGCGGGCAGGCCGCCGGCAATCTTAGCGGTCGCCTTCTCAAATGCATCCTTGAGATCCTTGGCAGGCTGAGTGCGCTCGAATTCCAAAATGGTCTTGCCCGGGTTGGCCTCTCGCCACTTGTTGAACAGGTCCGACTTATCAAGGTCGTACTGTGAGCGGGCCTGCAGGATATCCATGCGGGACTGAAGGACTCCGCGGCTGTTACTGATGTTGCCACCGAGTCGACGAACAATCTCACGCTCACCCTCAGTAATGGCGCCCTGCCTCTGCAAATACAATTGGGTATACGCCAGTTCAATTTCAGCCAGATCTGCCGCGGCACGAGTGATGTTATCAAGGTCAGCCTGCTTGATACCCGGCATCGACTTGCGGATAGAGTCCTCGAAGCCCCCCAGATTCAATGTGCCGCCCGGAGTCTGAAGGCCCTTCGACACCAGACTGCCGATGGCCGCAACAACACCGGGGCGCTCAAAGATGCCAAAGTATTTACCGCTTTGGCGGAGGCTGTCAGAGACGCGGGTAGAGGCGCCATAGATACGACCGGCAGCATCAGCACGCTGAGTAAGATCTGCCTCTTTTTCGGCTGCAGTCTTGCCGCGTTGTTGGGCATACGCCTTACCTTCTTCGGCGGCACGCTCTCGCTCTTCTACTGAGGGCGGAGTGCCTTGCGGTGCCCCGGCCTCAACGCCCGGGCGCGTCAAAATGCGCTTAACGATGGCAAGGTAGCCTTCCGTATCTCCGCTACGCTTTGCAGCGTCGAGCATGGCTGCCGTGACCGTATCCACCTCGTAGGTGCCGTAACCACCCGGCGTCGGAATCTCGCGCTTGACCGTGTCACCCTTCGGGGTCGGATAGAACATTCCATCCCGGAACATCCCAACCTCTTTGGTATCTGTGCGCTTGCGCTCAATTTCTTCCCACTTGGCCATAGCCTCCGGCAGTGACGTGCCCTTGAGGCGTTCGCCGGCAAGGAATTGCTCACGGGAGATTTGTCCGGTCGACGGGGGAGCGATGCGAATACCGAAGGGCTCTGCACCTTGAACCCGGGTGGGCTCCATAGGTCCGCCAGACGGACTAGCAGGCAATGCACCACCGGGAGCGCCCGGGCCAGCAGGAAGAGCACCAGCAGGAGCAGCAGGGCTAGAAGGCGCCGCAGGAGCGGAAGGCTTACCACCCATAGCCTCTGCGTACAGCCGGTCCATCTGACGCTGACGTTCGAGCCCAAGACCCTGAGAGGCAACATCAAACTGAGCCTTGGCAATGTCCTGCTCTTCTTTTAGCAGGCCCTCTTGGGCTTGGCCAACAGCACCAGCTACGTTGCCCAATGCCTCAAACGCACTACCAGTCTTTGTAGGGGTCAGGAATGCTTGGGCAGCCGCCGCCCAACGCGGGTCCATAAACCGACTCTTGCGTTGATCCAAAGACTGAGTAAGCCTTGAGAGAGCATCTCGATAGGCTTGATTGGCATCAATCGCCTCTTGGCTAGTCTCTGGAAGATATGACAGTGCGGGTTTATCAGCCATGGGTTGCCTCTTTAAGGCGCATTGAACGGCACATCTTCTTCCAAGAAGTCACCAGTCCGCGTGGGATTCCACAGGGCCGTGAATTCTGCCTCCGAAATTTCGTCAGGTCCAAACAGATCCTTGATTGCGTTATATACCTCCGACGCACCACGCCTTACGCCCTCGGGACCAGCGGCGCCACCAATAAGAGACAGAATGCCGCCAACATTTTGGAAGCCAGATAATCCAAATTGACCTTGCTGCCCCGGGGCAACAGTAGTCTGTTGAGTGGTCGTCGGGATGGTGAAGTTCCTCAGCAACTGGCTTACATTGGATGCGGTTGCCAGCGGGTAATCGAGCTTGGCTTGTTCATACTTCTGACGTTCAGCGCCGGCTTGCGTCAAAGCCCCAGCACCTTTCAATCCGAGGGTCTGTTCTTGGGCAGCAATATCCGCTTGAGTCTTAGCCGTAAGGTTCTGCAGTTGGGCCTCATCTAGAGCGGCCTTCAGAGCGTTCTGATAGCCAGAAGACAGAGCACCATATTGTTGGCCTGTAAGGTTAGCCTGAGCGTCTGCCAGAGACTGCCCAAGGGCACCGGCGTAGCGTTGGCTACCCAGACCACCGGATCCCACGAATGCGCCCTTCATGGTCGGCAGAAGGTTGCGCTGAATGTTCTGCTGTTGCAGACGCGCCATCTCGTCGACGACGCTAGTTTGATACGGGTCCATCAGCGCAGCAATGCGTGATGTATCAATGCCACCGGCAGCTTTGGCAGCCGTTTCTCCCGCGGTTTTTAATCCCGGCTTGTATGCGCCAGCAGCAGTCTCCACCTGACCATAGCCAGTGGTCTGTAACGGATCGTAGCCAGCAATACCCTCTGCAGCAGTCCGACCAAGGGCGGTTTGCCCAGCAGTTGATAAGTCCGTTAGATAATCGGTGTAGTAACCCGGCGTTGTTTCTGCTTTGGTCTGCGTCGTAGTGACGCTAGGCAGTGGCGACCCTTGAAAGAAACTTGCCATACTTACCTCCTACCCTTTTTGCTCAAATAACTGAGCGGCGATTTGGCTGGCGGGGGCAAGTCTTTTACCCCGGTTGATCTAGCACGATCTCTAATAGCGTGCATCATTTCGTACAGTTTATCGGAACCCGCCTTGGTTGAGCCATTTCCGAGAGCAGACACTACATCGGCAGGGATTACAAACTCACCGTCTGCCAGCATGGCCGGGATGTCATCAGATTGACCATCACCCATGCCTGTGACTGCATCACCGCGACGGTAGTCGATCCGAGGCTTGCCGGCTGCGTGGACAATGTTCAGGGCCCCGTGTGCATTATGACCATGCCTAGTGCCACCCTGAGCGTAGGCAGGCACGATGCCGCCAGAGCGGAATTGCATGGGCGCAAACATCGCTGGAGGTTCAGCAAATCCCAAATCAAAGGATTCGCCACCGCCCATACCTAGCGCATCTTCAATGCTGCCAGATTGACCGTAATTAAAGTAATTGGACACGGGAGCACCTTGGGTTCTGGTTTGCGGTAATCCACCGGGCTGTTGAGCCGCTTGTGCGGCGGCTTGATTAGATTCCACCTCTTGCAAGAATGGCGCAAGAGCACTGACAAACTTCCCGCCACCGGAAGTAGTAATCGGTCTAGTGGTGAATTCAGGATCCGGGATTATCGGCAGAGCCGCCAACGCAGCCGCAGCCATTCCAGCGGACGGGGCAGGAGCCGGGGTAGGGGCCGGCGTCGGCGTTGGAGTCGGCGTCGGGGCTGTTGGTGGCGGCGGGGTTGCGGTGCCCGTGGTTGTATCAACACCACCACCGCCAATGATTGTCTCGCCAGCGGGAGGCGGAGGCGTAATTATTGGAGGCGGAGTGATGTTTGTTGGAGGCGGCGTTACGTTTATTGGGGACGGCGTAATGTTTGTCGGCGTCGGGGTGACGTCGACTGGGGATGGCGTGATGTCCGTCGGTGATGGCGTCACATCTACTGGCGAAGGCGTAATGTCAGTAGGCGACGGTGTTACGTCTACCGGGGGTGGAGTGATGTCAGTTGGCGGAGGAGTAACGTCGACCGGAGGAGGCGTGATATCTGTGGGCGGCGGAGTTACATCCACAGGTGGTGGCGTGATATCCACCGGGGGTGGGGTCACGTCTACGGGGGGCGGTGTGATATCCGTGGGCGGAGGTGTTACATCCACTGGTGGCGGAGTGATATCCGTCGGGGGAGGAGTTACATCTACCGGAGGAGGGGTAATGTCTGTAGGCGGGGGAGTGCCAGTAACAGGACTACTGGTCGGGGCCACAATCCGCGCAGCAATAGCATCGGCATTTTGTTGATCTATGCCGGCATTACGCAAGATGGATGACAGGGACAGCCTAAACGTATCAGGCCGAGCAGATCCTGACATTGCAGTCGTTACAAGACTGTTCCGGACTTCTGGGGCAATTGGCGTGTCACCAATAGCTTGGGTCACAGTTTTGCCAATTTCTTCTCTGGCAAACTCAGTGGCAATTTGATTTGCGGTGCTGGGAAGGTAGTTGTATGTCTCTACCAATTGCTGCGCAAACCGTTGCGTAGCGTTCTGCACGCTAGTTCCAGAGTTAACCGCACTGCGAAGAGACTGCGCAGCACTGTCTACATCAACGCCTCGAACATCAGTGTTAGTCAGCAGATTGCGTGCGCCGCCATAGGCTTCCACTCCGCCAGCAATTGTTGAGCCAGTGCCACCACCAATGATGGCGCCCCAAGTGGCGTTGTTGGCCACATCACTCCAGTTGATCGGGGCATTAGAGTTGATGGCTTGGACTAGAGCAGAGATACCACTCTCTTCCAAAGCCTCGTTAGTTGCATTGAGAGCACCTACACGACCGGTGGCATAACCTCTGGCAACAAGCTCCTGAGCCAGAGTTTGCTTAATAGCATTGCTGCTAGTAGCCACCTCCGTTGCCGGCTTCACCACAGCCTTGATAAGAGCCGTGCCGCCCGGGAGAGCAGCCAAAGAGCCGGTCACCCCACCCGCTGCAGCACCACCGCGGAACGCACGGTCATTGGCCATCGACTGGGCCTGAGCTTCAGTAAGCTCACCACGCGCAACACGCGGGGCCAATTCCGACATGGCCTTGGAGTATTCACTGTTGTATGTAGCACCGGCTGACTCTGCAATCTCCATGACAACACCAGTTGTCACGCCGAATCTGGCGGCAATTGCGGGAGCCATAGACACCAATCCGGCCATGCCCCTTACGCCCAAGCCAGCGCCAAGGGTGGGCAGTTCCTGAAGGATCTCGGATGCAATGTTGAACGCCGCAAAGCGCGGATTGTCTGCAGCAAATCGAGCAACATACTCAGCAGTCTCTGCTACGCCGCTGACGTTTTTCAGCCCATCGTAGAATCGCTGCGCGTCGGCAGAGATTTCCCAAGGTCTGGTTTCGTCAGAGTATGCCTTGGCACTATTAGCAATCCGCGCCAGACCACTGTTCTGGTCGACCAGACCAGCCATGCTTGACATGCCGTAGATCCAATCGGCGCCATTCGCTAACGCATCGGCGGCAACGCCTTTGACAACCCCATACATGTCAGTGGGTCTGCCATCAGTTGAGAACAGCGCCCGCGGGTCAATGCCGGCTTCTGCCGCAATATCCACAGTCAGCAAGTCCGGGTCCCATGACTGAGTGACGGAAGGTCCAAATTCCCCGCCCTGCTCTGCTAACTCTCTGGCCCTTCGCATAGCAGAGCCGTACTCTTCAGGAATCATCAAATCAGCCAAGCCATACTTGGCCAGACCTTCGCGTTGGCGAACCACACCGGGGTCATCAAGACGAACAAATTCGCCTTGGTCATACACATACTTAATGCCAGTATCCGGGTCTGCCAGAATTTCTGACGACGGGAAGTAGGTCGTCCTGCCACCGCTTGTAACGTCACCAAATGACGTGGTCTTGCCAATGACATTGGGCACGCCAGTCTCAAAGTAACTGACACCCGGGGTGGCAGTAGAGGTGCTGGCTTTAGCGGCAAAGTCCAGCCCGGTCATCTGCTTGATCTCGCCACCAACATACTTAAGGCCAGACCTAACAAGAGCACCACCGAAGGCACTTATTGGGTCTTGCCCATTCCTGATGGCGTCTTGTGCGGCCTTGATTCCATTGTCCACAGCAGCCGTTGTTTTGGCATCCATGGGTGAATCTGGATCAATCCCAAGCTGCCTCTTAATGGAATCGGGCTTTAGTAGGTTTGAATCTTGAATCCTGTCATTGGCAACCTCAAAACCTTCAGCCACAAGGTTATTGATAAATGCTTGTTTTGGATCTTGTCCGTTGATGGCAGCGATCGCTGCCTCGGAGGCAGCCCGCTCCAATGCAGATTTGGCGGTGTCACTTAAATTTTTAGGGACCGAAAGACCATTAAATGAACCGGTTCCAAAGCCTTCTTCGCGCAGTTTTACTGGGCTCCAAGCCTCGACCAGATCAGATTTTTTTCCAAAAACCGAATCCTTAGCCGATGCTACCCACCGGTTAAGTTGCCCCTGAGCGCCCGCAGACAGGCCCTCGATAAACGATTGACTCAGATCTCCGGTGGCAGCAAGGTTGATTGCGAAACTGCTTGCGCCTCGCGCTATATCCGTGCGGAGTTCAGGGGGAAGACTCTTGAACCACTCTTGTTGTCCCAGTTGCGACGATATGGTGTTGCCAAGGTATGAGGCGGCCCCTGCGGTTAATCCAGAGGTTGCCGCGCCACTCAAAATCTTGCCAAAGTCAAACTCTCCGCCCGTAATAGCGGTTTTTAAGGTGTTAGTAACCGCGCTACCAACAGCAGCATTGATTGCCGTGTTGATGGCAATCTGTGCAGCAGTCATGCCAGCACCGCTGGTTGCTAGACCGGTGATTGCCCCACCGATGCCCGGGGCCAAGATGGCAGCGCCTATCCCCAGAATGATGCCGCCAATACCACCGAAGAACCCACCGTCGTCTGGTTTGGTATAAGACCAATTGGCGCCGGCAAACGAATAGGTGCCGTTGTCATTTTTGATGAAGTAGGCAGTGTGCCCGCCGGTCTCTTCTGCTTTCGTGGTGGCAGAGAACATCTTGTCGCTGCCAAGCACTGGCTTCAACTTGAAGCCAATCTCTTCTGCGGTCAGGTCCTTGCGGTCGAAGAACCCACCCACCTTCCGGTACATGGTCGAGGCGACCTTGCCCGCCATCTGCCGTTCCCAGCCAGACAGCGTGTCATCATTGATGGCATCGCTAAGTTTGGACAGCGAATTCAGGCTAAAGCCAATAGTCGTATCGCCAGACTTGTATCGCTGCGTCAGGCCATACTTTTCAGCAAAGTCTAGAGCCTGCTTTACGTCTGCATTGACCTTCTGTGCAGCCTCGTAATACGGGCTATCTTTGGTGATGGATGTGACATCAGAGTAAATTTGCCCCGATGGAGCCGAAGGCGGGGTATACCCGTCATCAATCATTGACTGCCAATCTTCGGCAGTGAACCCCATCTCTTCTGAATACGGGAGTTGCGCCAGTTCTTCCGGCGTCAAAGGACGACTGTTAGACAGGCGAAGATCCTGATAGCCGCCAGCAGCAAGTCGCGCCTTTTCGGTGTTGTATTCAGCCTTGTTTGCGTTTTTTTCACCAGTAACAACAAGACTGATTGTCTTGTTCTGGTTCGCCAACAATTCACTTCTTAGGCCAGAGATTGAGCCTACAAGACCTTTGCTCTGATCCTGCAGAGGCTTTAGTTGATTGTTGAGTTCAGCGAGTTTTGCTTTAACTTCTGGCGTGTACCCCGGGGAACCCTTTTTGGGCAGCGCATTGATTTGCTCAACAATCGGGTCAATCTGCTTTTGCAGATCCGTTGATTGCTGAATTAGGTTTTTGTATTCTGTTTGACCAGTGATGAATTCGATCTGGCCCGTCAAATCATCGACGGTTGTTTGCTTTTTGCCAATTTCACCGGAAAGTGCAGATAGACGATCCTTTTGCTCCTGAGTTCTTTTGTTCTTCGGAATAGAATTTATTGAACTTTGCTCAGAAACAAGCGCATCAAGTTCGCCTTTGGCAGCGGTTCTTGCAGCGTTGAGAGGGTTAATGTCCGCGACATTGCTTAAAAAATCCTCTTGCAACTGAGTTGTAAGAAGACGCAACTCAGACTTTTGCGCTTGGCCAAGAGTCGAAAGATCAATCTTTTCGGCTTTTGCAATGCCTCTGTTTGCTTCATCTTGTTGGCGAAGCAGAGTTCCGAGACTTCCGGTGTATGCGGGCCCCAACACGCCCGTGGCGGCACCATTGCCATAAGAAATGGCAGTTCTTCCGCCAATAGCGTCAATTTGGTCGCTCAGATTTTGAAGTTGGGACATCTGAGCTTTTGTGCCGGAGTACCCACTAATTCCGCCATAAAAGCCAATGTTCTTCTTCATCTGGCCTTGCAGAACATCCCGCTGTCGGTTCAAGTCTGCGAGGCGGGCCTTCTCCGCATCTACTTGGGTTTGCAAGTAGTCATAGACGACATCTCGCTGGCTGGCCGAATAGCCCTTCGGGTATCTAATCGTTCCTTTGTCATTGACCGGCTTGCCAAGAGCATTTGCCAAGTCTTGAGCAGACGCCTTGGGCTTATTGGCCGTAGTGCGGGCTTGAGCCAGTGTGATAATCGGGGAGGTCTGCTCTGCCATGTTTAGTCCGAATTGAATGTGCCAAGCAGGGCTGCCGCCCAATCAAACCAGTTGGTGAATCCCTCTGGGGCCGGAGCAGCTTCGTTAGTGAAGATGTCAATCGCCAGCAAGCCTCGAGCCCACTGGGTCCAGTCTGTATCTGCCGTAGGAATGGATAGCTGCTGGGCTGCGTACTGCTCGACCATCAGGGCGCCCCACGACTCAAAGGTGTGGTACCGCGGATCGTAGATCAGTGCGTTAGTAACCACGGACATCCCCAAAGTCGGCATTCAACAGAAGGCGTCCCAACTGGTAATTTCCACCAGCCACGTTTGACACAAACTTCAATCGCAGTTCGCGCCGCTGTTCCTTCATGTCAATTTTATTCGTCGTCGGGGTAAACGTGTATGGACCCGTTGTATCGTCCTGCGACTGCGCATACGGTCGACCGGTGATATACAACTCAATGTCACCGTCTTGCAGGAAGTCTGGCTCTACACGTTCAAGACGCAGCCACTTATTCTCGCCCATGGGTGACGGTTGCGCTGGGCCACCAGATACCCAGCCAAGATCATTAGTCTCGAAGTAACTCAGGATGGCGTCGACCTGCTGGCCATTCACGGCATCTGTGCCAATCTCATGTTGATACAGGCTTACTAGCCCGGGCTCCGTCGAGAACGTCACTGTCTGAGTGCTAGACGACGTCGCGTTAGCCGACAACTGAATACCCTGCGTATAGATGTCAGTTACCGGGATTGAGAAGCCGGCGCCAGATCCACCGAGACTGGCCGCGGTGGCACTTAGTGCATCACCCACTTGATACCCATATCCGCGGGCCACAATCGTGACCGAGGTAACGGCGCCACCAGAGACCACTATGTTTGCCTTGGCACCGCCGCCGGACCCGCCGGTCAGCGTGACGTTGTTGTACGTCGCATTCACATATCCAGACCCACCAGTAATTGCCCCAAGTGTCTGGATGGCACTAGACGTCACGCCAATTACAGTAGACCCAGATGCAATACCAGTACCACTGGCAAGCAACCCAAGCGTGACCAATGGATCCGCAGTGTCTGAGTAGATATGCGGCTGCCCGTTGGTTAACACATAAGCCCCGGACGTCACAGTCTGTTGTGTCGTAACGTCCCAGTCGGCTGCAATCGGTCGACTAAACACCTGCGAGAAGAACCCGGCAGACCGACGAGCCCCGGGTGCGGAGCCTGCGTCATACCAAGTCTGTTCGCGCACGTTGTAGATGATGGCGTCTGTACATTCAGTGGCATCCCCTCGAGGATAGAACCACCAGATCTCACCGTACCGGGGAACCTTGGTCGCCCAAACCTTCTGACGCTGGGTGTAGTTAAGGTTGTCAAAGAAGTAGTTCTGATTCATCGGATTCGGAATCTCTTTGACCGTACCGTTGTACAGCAGGAAACGGTCGACGCCGATCCAGTAGTAGATGCCGTCATACTCAATCGCGCACTGCGACGACAAAATCGAAGACTGACTGGTGATGATGTCGTAGCGCCAGAACTGAGGCGGGCTTCCAGTCCCACCCACATAGCTCACGCGGATCAGGCTATCGAGGCTCCAGAAGAGCCCAGAAGGCGCGTTAGAGCCACCTCTGACAGGGAGCCCTTGGACGATCTTGCCGGAGGCTACATTGACCTCATTGGCGTCTGCTGACACCCAGTCTTGAGGGTTACCGGCAGAACAGTTGCGGATGAGACCATCATTCCCGTAGACGAACACATACGGATGCAGAGAAACGACCCCGCCGGATACAGAGACGTTGTTGCTGAATGTCGCCACCACCGTCGATGCCGGCACTGCGTTAGACAGGACTACGGTCGTGGTGGAGACAGAGACAACTGTCGTGTTAGCCGGAATCCCGGTGCCGGTCACAGTCTGGCCAGCACCGATCAAAATATTGGCCGCAGCAATCGTGACTGTCGCCGTACCGGTGGACGTAATGGTGTCAGTGAAGACGCCAATCTGACTCATGGTGGTGCCAGTGATGTCACCGATCAGCACCGGGGTATTGGCCTCATTGTCGATGGCAGCAAGGTTCTGCCCCGGGTGCGCCAACAAAGACTGGTTGCCACCACCTACGTTATACAGAGCATCCATCTGCCACAGGTTCAACGGTGACGCAGTGAAGTTGGACAGGGTGAAGTCCAGCAAGCCGGCGCCAACACCGTTGTCGTCCATCTGCAGCACCTGCAGACCATCCGAGTAACCACTAAATACATAATTGACGGCATCAATGGGATTGACCCAGATCCCTCTGGAGGGGCCATTTAGATTGCTTGTGATTGCCGAATAGCCGCCCATCTTCCGCGGGCGCCCACGCTGGAACCTGACCCACTGACCGTCGCTGTAGAACTCTTTGTCAAAGATTGTGCCATCCCGCTGGATGCCGGCTTTGGTATCTAGGGCAAAGACTTTTGCTGTCATGGGAACACACCACCAGAGACGCCACCAGAGAACGTGCCGGTGCCCGTAATCGAGACTCCAGATGCGGTGACGGCCATTCTTTTGGTGCCCAGAACCGTTATGTCAAACTCGCCAGCAGCAGCGCGATACACCCCGGTAGATGACTCACTAGCAAAACTCAATGATGGTGATCCAACGCTCCCATCAGATAGACTGACGGATGTAGACCCAGCGGTGATGGTGTTGGCATTCACCAAATTGACCGAGTCGCAAATCAAGGTCACTTGATTTGCAGCGGGAATAGTCGCAACACCGCCAAGCCCAGTCGACACCGTTACGGTATAAGCCCCAACGCCGCCATCGGTGTCATTGATGACGTAGTAGATTTGCACAGTCGGCGGGACAATGATGGTCACATTGCCAGTCAGTGTCCCGGTGTACTTCTGAATGACGTTTGCCGCCTCTGTGGCGGTCAACGTGTAGGTGCCAGTCGTTACGGCCTTAGTCAACTGGGTGAAGTTGAACTGCGTCGACTTGCCGAGGCCCACCGTATAGAACGCGGTGCCACTACAGACAATCACCGCCGAGTCCGTGGGCTGCAGAATGATAGATGCGGACCCGTTGATCAGATCGCCGCCACTGCCAGCCACGGTCAAAGCGCCCGTGCCGCTATTGCGCAACATGAAGAACCAATTGTTCCCCAAGGTAGATGCGCTAGACAGCGTCACCGTGCCAGCACCGCCAGTCCACACATAGGTTTGAGCCCGGAAGGTTGCGTTGGCAGTGATGTTGTTGCTGAACGTCGTCACTGGGCTCGATTGATTCAGCGTCAAACCACTGGCCAACAAGCCATACCCGGCGAGAGTCGCGGCATCAGCACTCGAAGATCCAGCGCCAAATGAGATGTTGCCCCAAGTGCCCTGCTCATTAGCATTCGTGGTGATGTAGATGTACTTCGTCTCGCCAGCGGCCACCGTGATGATGGTGTTGGTGCCGGCGTAGTCCTTCACCGTGAAACTATTGGCGCCCACGTTGCGGATCAGAGCATCGTTACCCACCGACGTCTGATTGGCCGGCGGCATACGAAGCTCAAGGCCGGCAGACGATGCCGTCACCTGCATGATGCGGGCAGCATAGTCATCCGTAGCATTGCCGTTGATTGGCCATTGCAGTTGAGTGTTAGCCGTCAGGGTGATCGCTCGATACGAGACGTCCGTCGGCTGGATGACATTCCCGGTAAATGGAGAGTTGTAGCTCATGAATCCCTCACAACAGTCTGACGGTCACCGATACGAGAAACGTCCTCTGCCTTCAGGACATTCATGATGTTCGTGTATTGCGCCTGCCACATCTGCATACGCTCGTCGTTCTTCAGGAACGGCATAGCCTGCAGCAGCGACCCGTACAGCAGGGCTTGCGGCGCGTAGATGGTGAACCAGTTGGTTTGATTGGACGAGTCCAGCGGCTGGATGCGCTCGTAGTACGTCACCTCGAACGCATAGTCATCAGCGGGCGTCGGCACCACTAGCCAGTGCGTGTAGTCATAGTCTGCGTAGTATTCCGGCACGCCGGTCTGGGTAGGATCTGGCCAGTATGTGCGCAGATATTCATACGGTCGCAGGAAAATAGACCGCTTCTCTCCGGCCACTGTGACGTTCATTGACACCGTCTTGTGCCAACGAGCGGGCTTATCAATCACGTCCTGCGCCTGCACCATGTTGCTATTCATCACAACACGGTTACCCAAAAACTTAATCTCGGCGGCAATAACCTGCTCCGCCAACATAATGAAGGTCGGAATCTTATCCAGCGTTGCCTGATCGGTACGCTCCAAATAGGTGGAGATGTCGTCGACCAAGCTGTCATACGTCATAACTGCGGCTACGGTCATCACCAACTCCTGTATTTGGCAGTCTTCTTGGCTATTTTCTTAGGTTGGGACACAAACTGTCTGCCCTGTGCCTTGCCTTCGCGCTTTGCGCGAGTAGTAGAAGCATATTCCGAGGGCGATAGTGACTCAATCGCCTTCTTTGGCAGATACCGCTCGCCAGTGGCTTCAGAGCCCTGCGTCGACGGTTTGCCAGACTTGGTACCCCAGTCCTGTTTGGACCACTGAGAAAGACTGTTATCTGCCTTCTTGGGGCCCTTATAGCCGCCACCAGACGATTTGTACTTCTGGGTGGCTAGTTGGGCCTTACGAGCACTCCACTGCCCCGGGGAGCCGCCCTTGCCAGACGCCTTCACTGAGGCGACGATGCGCTTCCACTTGCCCGGGTCAGTCTTCTTTGCTGTGCTCATGGCTCACCTATAAGGTCGTGTTCCTGATCGGTCGATAACCAATGCCTGCCTTCTCGGCGCTATCGTCTGACTGTTTGGAATGCTGATATGCACCCATGAGTCAAACTCTTTGATGATTTGGTCGTATTGGATGTCACTGCCAACAATCGACAACATCAAGTCATCCGGCGACAGCCCAACAGCTCTGATGTCTGCGGCACAACCAAGCATGTGCTGACTGTTCTTTGATCCACCGATTGCAGAATTGACATTCGGAGAGCGGTATCCAGAGGTAACAACAATCGGCTTGTTAACTTCAGATCTCACCTGCTCTAACAACATTGCCAACCTCTTCAGATTGGCAATTTCCTTCTCTTCTGGATCGTTGGGCCATCCTCGACGAGCTGCATACTCAGATTGCGTCATCTCTTCTAGCGTGAAGTGCGGGGATAGGTTCATTTTTTCCTTGAGTAGAACAGTGTGCGGTCGCCAAACAGGTAGAACCCGATGGCGGCAGCGAAGTTGTCAACCGCAGGATTTGAGACATTAGACATGGTCATGTATGCCCAAGTCCCAAGAACAAGAATTGCTACAGACGGACGCATCAAACGGACAACTGCCTCAACCCACGGATAGGATGGGTTAGCGCCGCCAGCGTCATTCATTGCCTTGAACATCTCAAGGTCAATTTCCTTCATCTTGGCATACTGCTCAATGGTTGCAGGTTTGAACTGGTCGGGCGCAACAAAACGGTTAATAAGAGACTTGCCCAAATCAACTGCCAAAGGCCCAAGGGCCGCGAGGATAGTTATTGGATCCATTATTTGTCCGCCTTTCCATCTAACCTGTCAAAAATCTTGGCCAACATCCCTTTGATGTCCGCAATGTCGTCGCGGTAGTCGTCTTTGGTGACGTAAATCAGGGGCAGCTCAGAGAGCTTGTCTTCCACTCTTATGATGGACTTGGAGAGGCTGTTAATCATCCAGCCGCCGAAGAAACCACAAGCACCAATAAGAATGTTGATCAGGCTCTGAGAATCCATTTCAGTTAAATCCTCTGTTTTTATTTTGGCGCAATCGGCCAATCAATATTCCAAGGAAAGCCTGTTTGCTTGGGAATGTCACGCAAAGCCTGTCGATAGATTGCCCATGCGTTTCGATCAACCTGCGTGTCATTCAATTGCGTCCAATCACACGAAGATAGCAATGCGTTGCGAGTCTGCCGCACCTCGGCAGCCCGCTCGGCCGTGCGAGCAGCAATCACCTCGGCGGGGGCGTCTTCAACCACCCAAACTTGCACCCACTGCCCGTCAACCAGTTGCGGCTGGCCTTCCGTAATAGTCTTGGTGTGGTCTTCTTTTGGTCGGGGAGTAGGCGCAACAGAAACCAGCCCCCACTCAGCAAGCAAGTTGCTAGTCATCTCGGCAGGGAAGGAGGTCTGCTGGTTGTCGGCTTGAAGTTGGCCAAACGAGTATGGGTATTTATCAACAGTCCCGTTGACAAGTTTAATGTACATAGTCAATCCTTATAGTGGCCTTATTGCTATTGATGCGCCCAAATTTACAGTAGAAGTACCACCCCCTCCTCCAAAAGCTGGCGGGTCATAACTTCCAGCAAAACTAACAAGTATTGAAGCAATACAAGTTCCAGAAACTGTCGAACTATTTTCAAAAAAGTTTCCCATTCCAGTTGGAACTGTTAAAGCGGAACCCCCGCTTCCTGCCTCATGTCTACCCATAGCAATTACTACAGCATTATTTGTAACAGTAGTAATTGATGGAGCATTTGGCGCACTCAAAGTAGTGCTATTTGTTACGGCAGCAACGTCTAATTGCGTAGCGTTTGGATACCTCCAAACATGAATACAACATCTTGGAACAACAACAACGCCAGTAGAAAAAGAT